TGACCTCTGTTTTGTCACCTGCTATGTATTGAGCCTTTTGAGATACCAACGCCCCATGTTTTGGAGAAGAGTTGTAAAGGTCAATTAACATTTGAGGGTACTTGTTGTCCGTACCGTAGGTAATATAGTTCTTTGCCTTATTTTCTTTGAAAACAGGTATCTTGCTTTCGGCAAAGTTTATTCTTGCAAATTCTGTCATCTTCCTTGTCCGTTATATGGTTTACTTGATTTGTGTTTATTCTTGTGTTTGGTGTGCCGTCTAAGTTTTTTATTTGGCTTTGCTTTAAATAAGTTAATTTGCTGCTTTGCCATCTTTTGAAAATAAAAGTAGTAAACCTCCGCCAATAAATGCCGTAAACTCGGTTAATGTTGCTTTTTCAAACCACACAAGCAAAAAGCCTACGCCCATAACTCCTAAGCCTAAAGCAGTAGATTTCCAATTTTTAAATATACGGTCAATCATTTTCGTAGTTTTTTAATGTAGTAAATAGCACCTAATAAGCCTGTAACTATTGCGATTAAACCACCGATAGCGGATATAATAGGATTCCAAGTTGTTGCAATAGAGCTAAAAGCACCTACAAAAGACGTTGTAGTTAAAGCGTTAGCGGTTGTGTCAGTTAGTTTCATCGGTAGGTTGTATTACTTCAAATTCTGTTGGCTGTCCTAAAATAGGTAGCAAAGATTCATCAAAGGTTATATACCAAAATTGCGGCTCATTTAATTCTGCAAAGTTGTAGTCTACCCAATGTTGGGTTACATCATCAGGACTTGCAGGAATGCCGTAATATGCGTCACATTGTTGACGTGCTTCTATTGCTTCGGGTTCGGTTGTGTATTTGTAGCCTTTCATTAGTAGATAGAGTAAAAGTCGTTTATGTTGGTTTGAATGCCTGTGCGGTTTGATGATTGATTTGAAGCATATACGATTAGTTCTTGAAAGTAACCATTGAGATATAAACTATTACTACCTATATTATTAAAATTCCCAGCCGTCCCAGTACCACTTACTGCCGTTGAAATATCACTTCCATTTATTGATAATAATGTGCTATTTGAGTTTTTATAAGTAGCAATTAATTTTTGAATATTATTCATATTAGGCACTCCATTAGCACTTGTCCATAGGTTATTAAAATCGCCATTTCGATATCTAAATGATTGATTTCCTTCCAAATACCAATAATCAAAAATTCCGTATCTCCAATATATAGTTCCCGACGCAGCGGTTGAAACTCCTATTATAGATGTGTTGCTGCCTACATTTATATCAACCAATGATAAAGAATCATTACTGCCATCAAATTTTAATGATGGTTTTGAATTTTCAGTAATTATACTGCCACTACTAACAATTTGCGGTTGATTTGCTGCTGTTGTTTGCGTTGCATTTCTACCATTACCACTTTGGTCATACCAAGTAGTCACAAATCCATTTGTTCCACTACAAAAAGAGGTTAATGAAGATGTGTCTAGCACATTGTTAATGAACCCTATATTTTGCTCCGTATTATCGGATGCCCTTCTTACACGAATAGCACTACCAGTAAAATTATCAGTTAATTTGCGCAAAGAAAATGCAATCGATGCGTTGGGATAATTATCTAAGATTCCTATAATGCTATCCGAACCAATTAAACCTAAATTCACTGGTATTGCACCTTCAAATAGTTTTTCTGAGAATCCTCTAAATATTCCAAAGTCAGACATTAATAATCTCCTTTTATTGCAAAAATGTTTATTCCATCAGTTACCGCAACCGTTATTCCTACTAAAACTTTTTGACCGCTTTTTAATTGCAAATCAGAATAAGCAGTTACTTGTCGCTGTGATGTTACAGTTGTAGATGCGGTTGTTGCTAAAAGACCAATCTCGTCGTATAATTTAGGACTTGTTCCGCTTGTATTAGTAATAAAAATCAAAACGCTTGTAGCAACATTTGAACCTGCTGCCTTTGCCCCTATCTGAGTAATTTTAGTGCCGTCAGTTGTAGCAGTTAATAGTTCAACAAGGTTAGTCGTAGTCGCTCCTGTTCTATCTGTAGTTGCAGCCGTTACCGTTACTATTTTAGTTTCGGGTACAAGTGCGAAAATTGGTGATGTATTTGCAGCCATTAGTAGTTATAAAATAAATATAGATTGCCTCCTGTTGATGGAGGGATTGGTAGATTTGTTAAATTGCTTCCGTCAACTGCTGGAAGTTTAGCAGATGCGTCTAATTGAACAAGTTTATTTGCAGCGTTAAATGTATTGCCTTGCGTTGTAACCAACGAAGATAGCCTTGCGTCAGCTAATGTGCCACTTGATATATTTGATGCGTTTGTAGTGTCTACGTTAGCGACATTTGATAAACCTACCTGAGTCTTTGTAACTGCGTGAGGGTTATTTGTGTCAGCAACGTGATTAGTTAGTGTTGTAAGATTTGCAGTTATCTGAGCCTGTAATTTACCGAATGCAACTAAAACTGAATCAGTCGCAGAAATAACAGCATTTGTAACCAAAGATAAACCCGTTAAAAGTACGGCTCTAACTCTTGCAGCCGTAAAATATTCGTTTGTGCCTTCGTTTATATCTGTTGTAGTTAAAACAACTGCACCTGTTTTTGTGTTAACGCTCTGAACATTTCCTTGAGATGCTATTGTAATAGTTTGTAAAGCATCGTTAAAAGTAATTGAGGTATTTGAACCTGCAATTAAAGACGCTTTAACCTTTGTGTAAACTCGTGTGTTTGTAAAGTAAAGGTTTGTTCCCTCTGCAAGGTTGGTTGTCGTGTTAGCCTCTAAAACCCTTTCTCCGATATTTGCAAGGTTTGTTCTCTTTGTTAGATTTTCGGAATAATCAACAATAGGAATGCTATCCTGGTTTACATCGATAGTTCCGATGGGTTCAAGTTGTGAGATTTTCTGATTACCCATAATAACTTACTATTCGCCCTCCTTGTTCTAATTGTAAAAAATCGTTACTCTCGGTCATAAGAAAGAAAGCAGATAAAGCGTCAACATCATAAATCTCTTTAGTCAAATCAACTTGCCTCTCAAAGCCTATGCTTCTTTGCGTCACAAAGATTTCTTTATCAAGGTTTACTTGATGCTCTTTGCCTATTGGTCTTTCTGATATGTAAATCTTCTTACTCAACTACGTAAAATAATTCTTCGTTAATCAATGGTAACACTTTAAATATCCCTGTTTCCACTACTTCGTCAGCGTTGTTTGGGTTGGTGTTATTGGGAGAAATCTGAGCATAAATAGTATACAAATGCTCTCCAACGTCTAAAGTAGTTGCGTCTGTATCTCCTTCAGTAAATTCAAACTTGTTGTAACGCTCTTTAAAATTTGAAGTATCTGGTAAGATGAAGTTTTTAAAAGTATCTGTTTGACGAGATTTAAGGCTGAATAAATAAGTAGGATTGGAGATAGTAGTTTTCTCCGTCAAAGTCAAGTAAAAGTCTTTGGTATCTTGCTTAGTTATATGCAGCATCTATAAGTAAATAACTTTTTTGTAAAATTGGCAAATAAAAAAGGGTGACCGAAGCCACCCCCTTTAATAAAGAAACTATGAAAACTTAAATCGAGAGAGCAGTTACAACAGAAGCCTGTAATTTATAGGGACTTTCAGACTCAATCGCACTCAAAGTGAAATTGTATCCATAATTGTCACCCATTGCAGTTCCTGTTTCGCTTGTCATAGCAGTGATGTCGCAACCGTATTCTTTTCCAACAAGCCAGTAAGCGTCGTTGTTGTCTTGAACGATACAGAATACTCTGTTCTGAGCAAGAAGTTTCAACTCATTACGCTTAGTAGTAGCAAGTTTTCTCAAACGAGCAACTACGTCTGTTTGGTTAAATACAGTTCCGTTTTCCTGAGAGACGTTAGTAGTGGTAGTCATAGAACCCACACCCTTAGGCATTTCGTAAGTATATACGTTGCCTGAAGCAATGGTGGTTGCTGTAACCTCTCCACCACTTACGGTAAATCCTGTTGCTGCAAAGTTAATCAAATGGATGGCTTTTACACCTCCTACTGAATCTTTACAGTCTAATACAAATCCCGAAGTTAGAGAGCAGCTCATATTCTATGAAATTAAGCTAATTTAAAAGAAATTATTTGATCTGGAAAGGCAAATTGACATCCAAATTTCATAGTAGCACGGAATCTAACTATGTCATTATCAACCGAATACCAGAATTTATACTCTTCAAGTTCGTTAGCAAGGTCAGTACCTACAAAGAAGTTATTTAAACGACCTAAGAACATACGGTTAGTTCCGTTCAATCCACCTGTTGCAATCATTTTTACATTGGTAGCAGGAATCATGATTTCCATACCTTCGCTATCAGCAGCGTAGTGGAACAAGTTGTTATTTCTAAGAGCAGTAGTATACTTCTTGAAAGTGTCAATACCTACCCACAAAACCAAGTCAGAAGCATCAGCGATGTCTGCAGGGATTACGTTGTAGATGTTGTCAATCAAATCGTCTACGTTTGCAACTGTGATAGAAGTTGCAGAAGAAGTGTTACCAGCAACAGTAGAAGCAGAAGCAGCGTCAATCAACTTAACGAAACCGTCAAACTTGTTAGTGTTAGGGTTAGTGTTGGTTGTTGCTGTGTCACCTTGCCACATTGCGATTTCTAACAATTTAGCGATGTTGTTCGCTTTGTCTTGACCGATTTGCTCCTCAAAAGGTACTGAAGTTGGAGAACCTGCAGCCATTTGGGTTTGCATCCACTTTGCTTCCAAAGTCTTAGGACACAATTCTTCTTCAACTTTGATTTTACCAACAGTGATTACACGCTGAGTGAAAGTAG